TTACAATGTCACTAAAACAACAACTATGTTTTATGGTTATCAAACAGAAAGTGCTAGTGCAGCAGCTTTAGCTTATGATGCTAATTTAGATTTAGCTCAATCTTCATCAGATCAAATAATTATGGAAAATTTAGGAAATGGTAATGATGAAAATGGCAGTGGTTATTTACATTTATTTAACCCAAGTTCTACTACTTTTGTAAAACATTTTATATCAAGAGGAATGAGAAATGGCTCTGCTGATTATTGTGTCGATTATCACATGGCAGGTTATGGAAACACAACAAGTGCAGTTGATGCTATACAATTTAAAATGTCATCAGGCAATATAGACGCTGGAGATATTTGCCTTTACGGAATACTATAAAAATGATACATAAACACAAAGGAGAAAACTATGCCAAGATATCATAATATAAACGGTAACAAAGTACAGTTTACAGCTGAAGAAGAAACAGCTAGAGATGCTGAAGAAAAAGCATGGGCAGACGCTGCTCCTGCTAGAGCTTTAGCTGACCTTAGACAAAGAAGAAATAGACTTCTTGCTGAGACTGATTACTTAGCTTTATCTGACAATACTCTATCTAACGATATGAAAACATATCGTCAAAATCTTAGAGACTTGCCTGATGGTAAAGATACTGTTGAAAAATGTAACAACGCTACGTGGCCTACTAAACCATAAGGCATAGGATAGATTACTATGCTGCAAAAAGTAAAATTTGCTCCAGGATTCAATAAACAAGTCACATCAACCGGTGGTGAAGGCCAATGGGTTAATGGTGATAACGTACGTTTTAGATATGGCTCACCTGAAAAAATAGGTGGTTGGGCACAATTAGGTTCTGTTGAATTAACAGGACGTAACACAGCTATTCATCACTTTGTAAATGCATCAGGTATCAAATATGCAGCACTAGGAACTAGTAGTATTTTATATGCATACTCTGGAGGTATTTTTTATGACATACATCCAATTAAAGCTACAACAACTTTAACAAGTGCATTTTCTACAACTAATGGATCTGCAGCTGTAACTTTAACTTTTTCGTCTGCGCATAATATTGGTAAAGGCGATATTATATTATTAGATAACTTTACATCTATAACAAATTCTAATTTTGTATCTGGAGATTTTACAGATATAAAATTTATGGTAACATCAATACCTACTGATACAACTTTAACAATAACTATGCCATCTAATGAGTCTGGTTCAGGAGCTTCTACATCTGGTGGTATTAGAGTTAAACATTATTATCCAGTTGGACCAGCGGTTGAGGTTGCAACAACAGGTTGGGGTCTTGGATCATGGGGTGGTGTTGCACAAGGACAGTTTACATCAACACTATCATCAGGAATAAATGCATCAGTTACATCTTTAACTATGGCAAGTTCCAGTTCTTTTCCATCATCAGGAACTGTACAGATAGGAACAGAGCTAATTACATATACAGGAAATAGTGGTGGAACATTATCAGGATTAACAAGAGGTGCTAATGGTACCACAGCAGCAATACATTCTAGTGGTGCAACGGTCACAGATGCAGCTGCTTTTTTTGCATGGAACTCTGCAGCATCAGGAGATATTGTAACAGCACCAGGTTTATGGTCGTTAGATAATTTTGGCAATAAACTTATTGCGACTATAGCAGGTGGAGAAACATTTGAATGGGATTCTGATCCTACAGGTGCAAACAATACAAGAGCAACAATACTTGCAAATGCTCCAACAGCATCTTCATTTAGTTTAGTATCATCACCAGATAGACACTTAATATTTTTTGGAACAGAAACAACTATAGGAACATCTTCATCAAGAGATGAAATGTTTATACGGTTCTCGGACCAAGAATCTATTGATGCAACAACGTCTTATGCACCTAGTGCAACTAACACTGCAGGTACACAAAGACTTGCAGATGGATCTAAAATTGTAGGAGCTATCAGAGGTAGAGATGCAATCTACGTTTGGACTGATACTTCTTTATTTATTATGAGATTTGTTGGTTCTCCTTTTACTTTCTCGTTTCAACAAGTTGGTACAAACTGTGGATTGATAGGAAAAAATGCAGCCGTTGAGGTTGATGGTACAGCTTATTGGATGTCAGAAAATGGTTTCTTTAGATACACTGGTAAACTAGAATCGTTACCATGTTTAGTTGAGGATCATGTTTATGATGATATTAATACAATTCCAAAACAACATATCAATGCAGGTCTTAATAACTTGTTTGGTGAAGTTATGTGGTTTTACCCTAGTTCTTCATCTAACACAGTAAACAAAATGGTTTGTTATAACTATTTAGATTCAACACCAGAACGTCCAGTGTGGACAACAGGTACACTAGCTAGAACAGCGTGGCAAGATTCTGCTGTATTTGGTAAACCTCATGCATCAGAGTATGATACTAGTTCTAATGGTACATCAGGTTCTTCAACATTTGTACAAGGTAATATTGACGGTGTTAGTTATTATTATGAACATGAAAAAGGTTTAGATCAAATAAGAGAAGGTGCAACAAGTTCTATAACTGCAAATATTGAATCTGGAGATTTTGATATAGGTCAACAAGGTTTAGCTGGTGATGGTGAGTTTATGATGAAAATAAGAAGAGTGTTACCAGACTTTTTATCACAAACAGGTGATGCAAGAATAACATTAAACTTAAGAGATTTTCCAAACGATACAGCAGCTAGTTCAACATTAGGACCATTTACTGTAACGAGTGGTACACAAAAAATAGACACACGTGCTAGAGCTAGATCTATATCGTTAAAAGTAGACAACACAAGCACAAGTCAGTTTTGGAAACTAGGAACATTTAGATTAGATATACAACCAGACGGTAGAAGATAATGGCAAGAATAGTACAAGCACTAACACAACCTAATAAAGAATACGATCAACAAATACAACAATCGTTTGTTAGAGATGTAGATAGTGTTGTGCAAAAATTAAATACAACATTTCAACAAGACTTAAAAGAAGAACAGGAAGCAGTTGCTTTCTTTTTATCATAATGGCTAATTCATTTGTAAATAAAAAAGTAGATTTAACTACCACTAATGTTACGACATTATATACAGTGCCGTCAGCTACTACAGCTGTAATTAAATCTATACTAGTATCAGAAGATTCTGGTAATGCAGATACCATAACTGTGACAATTACAGATACATCTAGTGCTATATTTAGTTTGTTTAAGACTAAATCGATATCTGCAAATGGGACCACGGAACTATTATCAGGACCTATTGTATTACAAGAGAGTGAAATATTAAAAGTCACTGCAGCAACCGCAAATAGACTACATGTTGTTCTATCTGCGCTAGAAATCAAGCCTAGAGAAGTTACATCATAAGCTTGATTTACTTGACAAAAACAAGTATTATTAACAACCCCAGGTTAAATTCCTGCTATATTAAACTAACATAAAATTTATATGAAAACAGGAATTGAATCATTAGACACAGGAGCATCCAAAATTACCTATAAAGGTGATGAAGGTCCTAAATCACCACAGCAAAAAGAAAACGAAATGTTTCAAATGGCCATGAAGTCTGGTCTAATAGATGAATATAGAAATTACAAAATGGAAATGGAAAACGCTGGTCAACCAGTTTTATCCATTAGAGAATATTTTAAAATGATGTACGATGCATCAAGAATTGGTGCTAAAGAAGGTGGCGCTATGAGAGTTGGTTTTGTAATGGGTGGTAGAAGAGGTGACACTGGACAAGCTAGTCAAAGTGAAAGTAAAGCTGCAGGTGAAGGAAATAACAAAGATGATGACAAAGGAGTTCCAGAAGATGTAAGAAGAGGTGGTGGTATAGACAGCATTCGTGTCTCTGACTCATTTAAAGATGATAAAAAACAAGAAGAAGAAAAAGAAAATATTATAGAAAAATTTCTTTCAAATATACCATATAATACTAAAAAAAATTTTTATAACTTAACTCCAAATCCTCCTATTAATGAACTTGGTTTTATATCAATGTTAACACAAAAACAAATTGAAGATTTAGATGATGATGAAATAACAGAAGCATATAATAAATTATCATCTATAGGTGATACAGATGAAA